TTCTATTATAAGTTCATCAACTATTGGAGAAATCACTGGAGCTGATTCTTTAATAATCTCAGGCATAAACTTATTAACAATAGCATCAAATATTCCTGTTATAGCTTGTGTTTCAGTTATATCACCCTTTTCAACTCTTTTAGCCAATGTTTCTTTTGGAAGACTAGGTGCATATATACCTTCAGATAATAATGCATCAGTAAACTTACCACGTCCTTCTGGTGTAGAAATATCAGGTTTTAACCTATTAAATAATTCAGCTGCTCTTACTACATCAAGTTTAAAATTTACAGGACCATTAGTTCCCCAAGGAAGTGTATTATTTGTATTACCATCTAATGTATATGTAATTCCATCTAATACAAGCGTATGTGGTGTTTTTGTTTCTATTGTTTCTTCTTTTTTTACTATTGGAACTACTGGCTGTGCGACTACTACAGGAGGAGCTTCTGGCATTATGAAATCATCAGTAGTAGTATTTAATGTAAAATAAATACCCTTCCTATTGATATCATTTTTATCTGTAAGTGGTCTGTATCTTGTTGTTAAAGGAATTTCTTTATCATCTCTTTTAATAGACAGTTTACCTGTTTCATCAGGAATCTTATCTGATAATAAATATGTTTGATAATTGTCCCATTTTCTGGTAATTGCTTTTCCTTCTTTATTTATTCCTATTATTTCATAATAAGTATTATTCCATTTATCTTCACTAACTTGTGATATATTGGTATGATTATACAAGTTTTTTATTAATCCAATAATCGCTGATTTACTATTTAATAATCCATAAGGAGTAAAATCAAAGGATTGTGTAGGATCTGTTGATTTTCCAGAGATAAACAATCTTGTAGTTTCTTTATTATCTAATATAATTTTTTCAAACCATACATTATTATATCCTGCACGTTTTCTTTTCTTAGTGTCAGGATCTCTGGCAATACCCCAATATACTGTGGATCTTAACCAATTAAATAAAATATTAGTTTCAGGATCATCTTTAACTGTTCCCTTTTCTGCAGCATTTTTAGCTACTTGGAGGATTACATCAAATATAGTATTAGCTTCATTTTCACTAAATTTTCTATTAAATAATTTAACTAAACCATTACTCACTTTTAAAAATACTCTTCCTAATTCAGTAGCAAATGTAACAGAACCATTAGTTACTGATTTACTTGTAGCAACTTGCATTACAGGTGCTCCTGTAAGAATTCGTGAATCAACTAATCCTGCTGATTCTGCTGATACAGGAGTATTATAATCATTCTCAAACTGTTTTGTAGTGTCATTCCATTTCTTAATATATTCAGCATTACCAAAAGATGCTTTTATTGCTTGAGGTTCAGATAAATTATCCTGATCTAACTGATCTTGTCTCCATTTAGCATATTGTTTTCTGAGAAATATTTGTTCTTTAGGTGAAACATCTTCTCTAAACATTGTTTCATTCTTGGTTGGACCATCCTTTTGAGGATAATTAGCCATAAGTTTATTACCAGGAAATGTCTGATATATTGCAGAATCAATTAATTTTACACCTTCAGCAATAGGATTACAATTTTGATCTACTAGTGTATATGTACCATCACTATTAGTCTGGACCATCACAAGAGCAATCACTTCATTTCTTGGATATTCTTTTTTCTCTTTTTCAGTGGTAACTCTTGAAAGTAAATGATCAATAAGCCCTTCAAGACCAAGTTGTTCCTCAGTTTTAGCTGTAACAATTATCCCTTTAATATTTTTTCTTTTCTCTTCACTAAGTTTATTAAGATTGATACCAAAATGATTAGCTCTTATATGATGAGGTTGATTTTCTTCTACAGCACTAGTAGATTGAACCACTACTAATTTATCCTTCTTGCGAGAAGTCTCATAAGTGTCTTTACCATAAAGACTCTGAAGCCCATTATCATGAGTACCAATTAACTCAATTCTTAAATCTTCATTTAATTGTAATATTTTTGCTTCTTCTTTTTGTTGTTTATCCTTTTGAATATATTCTTCAAATGCTGATATTATTTTTTCTTTTGCTTTTTGAAGAATGATTGTCTCATCAATAGTGTTCTGAATATCTTTAAGTTTCTGTTCTAATTTAGATACATTAGTAGTTAGTTTAGGAATTTTTAATTCTTTTTCATAATCACTAATTTCAGATTCTAATTGTACAACAAGAGCAGTAAATGTAGCTTTATCAAAGTTTTCAACTCCTTCTGAATATTGAGCAAGATTATTTTCAAGATCTAAAATTGACAAAGGGAAATTAGGATTTGCTTCTTTTATTTTTTTTATGTGTTCATCAAGCAGAGTTAATGCATCTTTTAAAATATCATTTGCTTTTTCTAATAAACCTTTCTGTTTATTTAATGTTTTAGTAGTGGTTGTTAATAAATCATCTAAATCAGTAATATCTTTTTTTATCTGATTCATTAATTCTCTTCCACTATCAGGAAGAGATTCCAGATCATCAAGGAATTCTTTGAAAAAAGGAATATTGTTTTCAAGATCTGATTTTTCTTCAGATAGTATTTCATTTTCTTTTTCCAATGTAGTACGTAAAGTGCTTATATCACCAATCTGTCGTTTTAATGTATTGAGAACTCTTTTACTTACATTGGTTTCTGTTTTATTAGAAAGTTCTTCTAACTTTTTAGAATGTTCTGCTAGCTTTTCTTTATTTTTTTCTAATTTTTCTACTATCTCTTTTACACGTTCTACACTATTTTCATATAATTCAGTAATAATATTATTTCTTATTTGTAAATTTTGAGAAATAGTTGTTTGAGCATCAACAAATTCTTTTGCTACACCAGTCTCCACTGAAGAGAGTGTACCAATAGGTCTAATCATTGCATCTTGGAATCCAGGTTTGGCTTTAAATAATGTATTCCATACTTCTTTTCTTTGTACTTTACCATTATCATCCTTATATACAAATATAAGTTTATCTTTTACAGCAGTATATTCTAATTGTCCTTCAACAGGATTACCATTTATATCTCTAATCCCATAATGTTTATATAGTCTATTTATATTTGTATAAACAAAATTCTTTTTTTTGTCAGAAGTAATATCAGAAAGTTTTGATAAATTATATGCTTCTAAAGATGATTTAGAAATATTTTTTATAATATTTTTGGAAACATCTAATATTTTAATAGTACCATCTTCATTCTCTCCCAAAATCTTTAATGTAGGAGCTTGAATCACTTCATTACCTTTACTATCATATTTTACAACTCTTCCTACTAAATATTCTGTTCCTATTTCAAAAGTTTTATCACCACTCTTTGTTTTTAATACAATAGTTTTTGTAGAAAGAGGTTTACCCAGACTATCTACAGGAACAATTGGTTCAATCTTTGTTGTTTGATAATTTTTAGGATTCTTTTTAATATCTGAATACTCTTCTAAAAACTTATCTCTGCGAATACTCATTTTAGCAACATCTTCTAAGTGTTCTTTAAGAGTTATTTTATCTTCAGGGAGAATTTTTAATGCATCAATTGTTGCCATTGCAGCATCATAACTCTTATCATCTTTCTTTAAAAGATCATCAACTACAGTTTCAACAACAATACCTGCTTTAGATAAATTTGAAGTGAGTGTAGGTATACGTTCATCATAATTAGATATTTTAGATGATGCATATACTAATTTATCTATTACTTCTGGTGCGTAAACAGCTTCTTTTTCTTCATTAACCATTCCACCATAACGTAAATGTAATGATTGATATAATGATTTTGTATTTTCAGCAATTTGTTCAAATTTATTAAGTCTTTCTGAATATGCCTCTCTTGTATCTTCTTTAAGAGCTTTACCTTCAGCTTGTAATTGAGCAAATCCTTCATCTGTCATTGCTAATCTTCTATAATCTTCTATTTCAGATTTAACAAGATCATATCTACCATATTTGATACGAGGGGCTAAATAATTAATTATATAGTCTTGTTCTATATCTTTGCTATCTACTATATTACCCTCCTTTAAAAGTGCCTCTCTGTCCTGTTGAAGAGTAGTTCCTCTATTAATTGAATCAATAGTATCTTGTGTAAAATTTGAAAGTCTGTATTCATTAAATTGAGTTAAAGCAGCAGTAGTATTTTTATCTTTTTCCTGTCCTTCTTTAAATCTTCCCCTAGCCATCATAATAGATCCAGACAATCCTCCAGTGAGAACATTTGTCATTCCTTCATCTGTAGCAAATGTCTGACCCATTCCATAAGCAAGACTTCTCATAAAGTCTGCAGTGGCATCACTATTATATTTTTTATTATAATAATCTTGTGTACCAGTTTGAATTGCAAACTGAGCACCTTCTTCAAATGCTTCAGATGCTGAGAATGTGTAAGGTCTAACCTTGTTCCAGAGGATGTCTCCCAGTTTATTCTTTATACTTTTTTTCTCAACAAACTTTCCAGCTTCCTCAACAATCTCTTTAATATTTCTGGTTACATCATTAATAATTCCTTTTTCAACTTTATAAGAACTTCCTAATATTTTAGGAAACTGAATATAATTTGTTGCAGATAGTAAACCTACATTTAATAAAAATGATGAATTACCAACACTATCTGCATTTTCATTAATTTTTGCTAAGTCCTCTCCCATTGGACTCATTCCACTATGAGTTTCTTTATATTCTCTGATTTTATCATCTCTAAATTGATTAAGATTTTGAAATGCTTCAAATCCAGCTTCTCCAGTTGTAGAAAGTCCAGCAACTAATGCTCTGCTTCCTGGATTTAAAAGACTATATTGACTTAAAAATTTATCAGACAGAGATTTAACTTTACCATAAGTTTCAGCAACTTTATCAACAGCCAATAATCCTTCTTCTGTTGCTGCTAATACTTCAGCAGCTTTTCCCATAGAAAATAATTTTCCAGCTTTAGGTATTGTACTTAATGCTTTACTTAAAGCTCCAATTCCTCCTGCAAAAACACCTCCTGCTAATGCAGCTCCAACAGAAAATCCTAAATTTTTTATTATACCATCAAATAAAAAATTAGCTGTAAACAACTTAGTAGGAGAATACCAAGAAGCATTTTTTTCTACATCCTTATAATAATTAGGAAGATAGTTTTCAGCTTTCTTGTTTACCTCATCAACCCATTTATTTAAGTCATTATCATAAAATGATGCAGCTCTTCCATCTTGTCCCCATCTCACTAAACCATTAACCAATCCTACAGTTGATTGTAAAAATGTTGTACCAGTTAATATAATTCCTTTTCCAACACCAGAAACCATTTTAGAAGCCCAACCTTGTTCTTGAGCATATGCATCCTCATTATTGTAATCTCCAGGCATAAAATTATCATACCTGTCAGAACTCATCTCATCTATAGTCCTAAGGATACTTCCTCCTTTTAACTTTCCATCACTACGTTTTGACAAAGCAAAGTTTTCTAATGCTGCCAATGGATCAGAAGGAGGTGTTTTTTGACCTTCTGAAAGAGAGGGCATAGATTTATCTAATTCCTCAAAAGGAATAGAAGGAGCAGGTTGTGGGAGTTCAGGAGAAGTATATCCTCCAAATTGATCTTGTAAAGCTGATCTATCTAATAAAGGAGTATTATCTGACATAGGAAGGTTTTTTTGTAGCTTCTTGTATTTGTTTTAATTCTTTATCTGTAGGGGGAGTCACTGTACTATTATAAAGTTGATATGCCATAGCATCATTTAAATTCATCATAGCTGTAGCCAGTCCTTCTTTAGATAAAAGATCTGTACGAGGATAAGGAATATTAGTCATCCATTTATCAGTGATGGGATCATGTATATTTATTCTTATAGAATATCTTCCACTATGTTCTTCAATATTTCCTGATATGCCATACATATTTATACTTTGAAAATCTGAATTATTTAAGAATGCATTATTTAGAGTGGTAGGTTTTCCATCATCTGCTGTTGTATAAGCACCTGGAGTTTTATTAATTTGTTCCTGATAGGGTCTTGCAAATTTATCAGCATCACTTGCTTCATACATATTTCCAAATGTTTGATGATATTGATCAGGAGTAAGTCTAAAACTAGTGTTCTTATGATTCTTTCCTCCACTTACAAATATTTCATACATTGCAGGTTGATATGCAGATCCTTCTACCACTTTAATATTAGCAGTTTCTGGATCTGTCATTATTTCTCTTAAATTTCCTTCATCATAATTAGGAGAATTCGCTATTCCACCTTTTTGTGTTTTTGAAATATTAGCATAACTAGCAAGTTTATTTGCCCATTGACTTTTTAGATCTTGAGTTCCTAATGCAACATCATATGCTACTCCTTGTGTTCCACTTAACTTACCTTTTAATTCTTTGCCTATTTCATCATTAATTTTAGAAAGAATTTTTCCATAAGGACCATTGATTGTATTATTGTATGCATCAGCAGCAAAACTTAAAGCTTTTTCATTATCGCTTAATGAACCTGGTTGTCCATATGCTCTCTTCTTTATATTATATAAGATAAGTTGTTTTGGTGTAAGAACTTGTTTTGCTTCTTCATCTGAAAATTTTACTCCAGGATTTGTTGATGATCCAGGAAATGCTCCAGTTTCTGGTCTAGTATTACTAAGTTTAAGCACTGCATAATTAAAATCTACTAATTCTCTAGGACTAAATATAATACTTCCTGAAGGTGTATCATATTTTATTGAAGGAGCATTTGTTGGAATATGTGAATAAACATCCCCTCCATATAATGCTGTAACTTTATCAGTTACCTCTTTATACATTTTTGTATCTGAATCATTTACTCTTCTTATATTATCTGAATTTCTAAAATAAGTAGCAATAACAGGATCTACTCCTTTAGGATTCTTTTTATATGCCATAGCCTGTTGATCAAACCATGTCTGATCTTTTCCATTTTGACTGATAAACTTTTGATCAGCTTCATTTAAAGCTTCTGCTGCCTTGGTAATATTATTTAATACTTTTGCTTGTGTAATCTCAGGAAGATCATCTTTGTTAATTGTAAATGCACTACCTCCATATATAGATGATCCAGCTTTTCCTTTACCTGCTGCTGCATCAGCTTTTTCTTGTTCCATACTGAGTTCCAATCTTTTTAATTCAGTATTAATTGCAAAATGTCTTTCATCCTGATTAAATTTTGCTAAGAATTCAGCATGATCCTGGTTCTTTATTTCTCTTCTCATTGCCATATCAGCATTTGGATTTGTTTCCTGTGTTTGAGAAGTTTGTGTATAAGCATATGCTTTAGAAAAAGTATTCATAAAGTTTGCTGTACTCAATCTTGCTTTGGCAGATTCCACATCTCCTGAAGCAAATGTTTTTGATATATTATGATATTCTTTTCCTATACGTGTTAATGTTTTATTAATAGATTGAATTTCTGAATCTAGTTTTGCTTTCTCTGGTGCAGAAGTTGTAGTTGTTTTTGCATTTTCAAGTATTTCTCTTTGTGCTCCTAATGCATCACGATGCTCCATATAAGATGTATCTACACTAGATATGAATGCTTTACTATCTATATTTGAATAATTGTATCTACCATCAATTTCCATTTGTTTGAAATCAGCAGGAGTTAATGTTGCCATTAGTGCTTCCTGAATCTTTTCAGGAGAGAGCCCTGAAAGTGTTGTACGAGTGGTAGCATCTGTAGGAACCCAATGTCCTTTTGAATCTTGAGTAAAGGAAGCATCTGTTATAGTCTCATCTTTAGTAAGTGCTTTAATAGCAGCTAAAGCATTCTTTTTATAATCAGTATAAGGATTGTAACTACCATTAAATGTTTGTTTCATATCCTTACTATTCAACCATTTACCAGCCTCAGTTCTAAAATCCCAATCATTAGAGGGAGATCCTTTACCTTCTCTCCTATAACTATCCATATCTCGGATACCATTTCTATATCTTTGTGTTGAAGATACAGCATTAATCACATTATCATCTTTAGCAATTTGATTTGTCATTCCTCCAACAGAATTAACTAATTGAAAATTAGAGAAATCCCCTGCAGCAACAGTTCTTAAATTATTACCAAGAGCATTAAGTTTAGACTGTAAATATTGTTTATCCACATCTCTGACAACATCAAGTCCAGCAATATTATCTATTTGACCTTGAATCTTTTGTACTCCTTGATTGTATAAAGCTTGTTTCTCCATACCTACTTTTGACATCTCCTCTATAATAGGTAGTTGAGATATGTATGGATCAAATTTTGTTGTGCGATCAGTATATGAAGCCATTGCTGTTTATTTTATTATTAACAAATGTAATAGAAAGAATTATGTAATCCAACAGAAATAATCAGATGTAGTAAACTAGTATAATGAGTTTAGTTATAAATTTTTAAGACCCTTAACTATTGTTCCATTTAAAGCTTTGATTCTTCCCCCATTCTTAGTTACAGGAGAGTCTTTTGCTGCTTTTCTTGTACCCACTCTTCTGCCAGATAAATTATAAAAATCTTCATATCCTTCTTCCAGTTGTCCTGTTCCTCTATTCTTAGGGGCATTTACTCCTGACATATCAAATTCATAGGGAGCATTTACATTAATAGGTCTTCCTGTTCTAGGATCAAATCTATAATTATATCTCTGCCCTTCAAGGTTGGCAAGAGTTTGTTCCATTTTATGTTTATTTGTTTTATCTGAAATGGATTTTGCTATTTCCAATGCTTGTTCTTTGGTATTAGATTTAGCTTGAGCCTGTTTAGTGGCTTGTTGATCTAGTATAGCCAGATTCTTCAATTGAGCATCATTAAGCGTAGCTCTGTTTCCTGAATACACTTTATCCTTCATAGCCTGATTAGCTCTGAATTGATCTGCTAACACTCTACTCTGAGGTCCATAAGCCTGTGCTGCTATTGCTGCTTGAGTTGCAGGATCATATCCAGCCATTCTTTGTGCTCCTCTTGTTTGAGCATTGATTTCATTCAATTGATCCTGAAAAGATACATCATAAGGAACATCTAATTGTGGATGATATAATTGTGCTTGTACAGGTTCTAATTGATTCATACCCATAGCCATCATTTCAGAAGAAAGATCTGGTCTTGCTATCTTATCTGTAGGTCTAAAATAAGGTACTATACTATTAAAAGCAGTAAGCCAAGGAGATTGTTCTTTTTCAGTTGTAGGAATTTCTCTAGGAGTCATTGGCATAAGTGCATTTGATGGTGGTGCAGGAATAGGAAGTAGTCCAGTTCCTCTAGGTTGTAAAAGAGTTTCAGCAGGAGGAGCTTCTAAACTGTGTCTATAAGCTTTTGTTCTATCTCCAAATATTTGATCATAATTACTTTCAAGACTAGGAGTAGTTATACCTTTGGCTTTTCCATAATTAGTTACAGGAAATTGTGATAGAACTGATTGAGCTTTTTGAGGAGCAAGTCTACTAAATTCTCTTTGAAACTTTTCTACTGCAGGTCCTTTACCTTGTTTTTTAGCTTCATTATATAGTCCCACTAAATAATCATAATTCTCTCTACCTACTTTTCCATCTGTAGAAGGTGTATAACCATCTTTAGCTTTATAAATCATATCACCATCCTTTTTCTTTTGACTTTTTATTAATGTAGAATCTTGTGCAGTAGGGATAGTTGGAGTAGTATAGTTAGAATCTATATTTTGTGGCAAAGGATTATATCCAAATGTATTATGTAATAGGGCTCCTCCTAATGGTATTATTGAAGCTGCTCCTGCTATACCTAATCCTCTTTTCCAACTTATATCACTTATTTTATTATATTCTGCAGTTTCTAGAGCTTTAGCTTCTTGAAGAAGTTTAGTTGTAGCAACTTTTTTTGCTTCTTCTGCTTTTTCTACTGCTTTACCTGTTACTTTTTTTGTTTTACTTGCTTCAGCCATAGCTAATTCATGTGCTTTATCCCCTGCTTTAGAAGCACCTTTACCAACACGACTGGTTACAGCAGCTTTTGCTACTTTTGCAGGTATAGGAGCCACTCCTCCCATATAACCTGGAAGCCCTAATTCCTCTCTGCTTATTTCAGATGAAGTTTTTGGACCATGTGACCATTCATTAAAATCATTTATAAATTGTAATGGAGGTTCTATTACATTTTTAGCAAATTGTGGCATATAATTTTCATAGGCATTTCCTAATTGTTCTCCTGCCCAATCAGAAACTCTATTAGGAATATCCCAAGATGCTCTTTCATTTGTTCCATCTTGTGCTGTTGTAAATTTACCACCAAACTTAGCATTATTAGGATTGCTATCTATTTTAATTTTACCCTTAGCAAGATCATCAGCTACCCAACCATTTTCTTCAGCATGTTCATTAATAGCATTCTGTAAATTGGCAGCATTCTCTTTCCATTCAGCTATTTCTTTTAATTGCATATTACTTCCATCAATACTTGCTTGTAATGCAGAAAATTTTAGTTTATCAAATGCTGTTTTAGGTGTAAACTCTAATAATTTATTAGTAGCTTTACTAATAGTTTTATTTGCTTTAGTTTCTTTATCAGATAAATTAGCAACATATCCTTTAAATTTTCCTTTAGCATCTGGATCTCCAATCATATCTGCTCCATATTTAGGGATTGGTAAATTACCCCATATTGTTAAAATTTTTTTACCTGTTTTAGGATCAATTAATTCAGCTGCTGGTTCTTTTTCAACTTCTACACTAGCATCAGCTTGTTCAGTTCCATATTCAGCATAGTTTGTATAAGAATCTTGATTCCCTTGACCATATTTAACACCTATACCTGTGTGTCCATTACCATCATGAGTCTCATGAGAATTACCTACAAATTGAACTGTTTCCCCAGTACCTGGCATATAACGATTACGTGAAAGTGTTTTAACACCACCACCCCAAGTAGTTTGAATTTCACCATCTAAAGCAGATGTACTTACATCACCACCATCTTTATATGTTTCCATAGTTCTTTCACTAGGAGGAGTATAGGATTGTAAATGTCCACCAGCTCTTAATGTATCCATAGATTTATCAGGAGCCAATAAATCACTCATATTGTGTTCTCCAAACTTAGTAATCACTTGTGGATTGTATTCAGGATTCATCCATCCTCCATCTTCCATAAATCCAGAGTTTTGTCCTGCAAATCCTTGCATTCCTCTTCCCATAGCCATTTGGTTCATATTTAAATCTGAGGCTGCATTTGTTTTTTTAATGTTTTTAGCATTAGTATCTAAAAGATTACCTGCCATACCTCCAACAAATCCTCCTATTGCACCACCAACAGGACCAAATATAGAACCAATAGCGTTACCAGCAGTCTTTCCTATTTGCCCACCAGCATTCTGTCCTCCCATCAACTCTTGTCCTACACCTGTAGCTTTATCTGAAATCATTCCCCAAGGAGTTCCTCCACCTGCTCCAGCTCCAGAAAATCCACTTCCCCCACCACTCATTGAATTTTGCCAATTAGAAAGTCCAGCACCTCCTGCTGCACTAGGAATATATCCACCTTCTCTATATTGTTTTACTATTTCAGAATCACTCAATGGTTCATATCCTGAATCAGTATATATATCATTAGGAGCAAATGTATTTTGTATTTCTCCTGGATTACCTCCTATTCTATTATCCAAAGAAATACCATCTTTAGCTAAAGGATTAGTTCCTACACCACCTACAGGAAATAGATTTTCTCCTGTAAACACTTGTTCCTCAGGACGAAGAAACTGTTTACTTCTCATACTGGCAGCATCTCTTGCTGATGCTTGAAATCCAGAATCCTGTGCTTCTCTGGAAAGATTACCAACAGCCAAAGTTTGTTTTGCTCCTTTTAATGCTTCCTTTTCAGCAGCCAAAGCTTGAAATCCTCCTATAAGTTCTCCTGCAGGTCCAGAAAATTTACCAAGTCCTTTCTGAAGACCTCCTAATATATCAGAACCTTTGCTACTCCCTACTTGAGCATTAGGCATTCCTGATACAGATGACTGAATAGAAGGAGCAGAAGACTGTTGTCCTTGTAAATTCATTTGATTACCAGAAATTCCTTGATATCCTAATTGCTGTGGCATTCCACTACTTTGTCCAAACTTATAGTTTATTCCTTGCATTGCAGGATCTGGAGCAGTACTACCATACCCTCCAGTAGAATTAGGCATATAAGATTGATTAAAACCTTCTAGTGCTTTGGGAATTCTTTTACCATTATAAGATTTTCCCATTTTAGATGCTCCTATTTTACCAGCTATATCACCAATTTGACCTATAGCTTTTCCAAAATCAAATCCTCCTGATTGTTTAGGTTGCTGTTGAGCAGTGAGCATTTGCTGTTTATATGCTTGTTCCTGTTGTATTTTATTATTTGTCCCTGTGACATTTAATTGTGTCTGATTTAAAAGATCACTATAACTAGGAGTGGCAGGCTTACTCATAGCAACACCCATTTGAGCTTTTTTAAACTCTTTACCATGAGCTTTCATGAAAGCCTCTTCTGATGGATATTTGGAGTAAAACTGTTTTTCTGTTTTACATTTAGCTATTTTTAAAATTTCTGCTTTCATGATGAATATTTATTAAGCCAACCACCAGGTTGTTTTGTATTATAATTTGTAAAGTTAACCAGATTATCTAAGTTTTGTAAACTTTTTTGTTCTTGTCTTAATCCATTCTTTCCTATAGGAAATTCTCTTACCTTTTTACCCTTGAATTTGTAATCTTTTCCTGGAAGCATCATTTTCTTATCTCCTGTATTGGAGATGCCTAGAAGAGGCTCATTTACCCCTTGCATTGTAATTTGATTACTATCTATCTCTACAGACTTTCCCCAGTTGTCAGGATTCCAATAACCGTTGTTATCTTTTGTAATACCTCCATTTTTCTGTTGATCTATATTAGCTGCTCCTGCTACTGCTCCTGCTAAACCAAAGGTATTTATTATCTTTTTTGTTTTGGGATCAAAGATAAAACCTACTTGAACATCTAAAGGTTTACCAATTCCTAATGCTTTTCCTACTTCCATATTACGTAATAAGTCAAATGGATTGCTACTCTCAGAAAATTTAGGTCTTCCTTTAAAAGGTTGTAAATCCCAAATATCATTTGCCATAACTTTGTAATTTCCATCTGCCATAGGTGTTATATTCCAATGAAATCCCCCCATTGTTCCAAACATATCACTATCATTATCAGGAACAATCCAACTATCGCCTTGTTTTGTCATTTTAGAAAATGCATTCAAATCCATCGAAGTTTTACCATACTTTTCTAGAGAAGTTATATTATCAGCCCATTCATTTAATCTACTCTCTATCTTAGGTTTATTAATAAAATCTTCTTTAATAGTATATACAATTTTATCTTTTGTAGTTAAATCACTTATATCATACATAGGATGTTTTGTTTGTGGTTTTCCTAAGTACATATCCCAAGTAGTATATCTATTAGATTGCATATCTGGAAACAATGGTTTTTGATCTACAGTAATAACTCTATTGACATCTCTAATATCAATAGCTTTTTTTAACGATGGTTCTTTAACTAAAGCAGGTCTTTCAATAGTAGAATAGTCATATAACTTGTTTTCTAATTTAGAACCTTTATACAAATTAAATTTACCTACAGCATTTTCCTTTTGTCGTAGTTGCTCTAACCATTCTGCTTCTGTTTTGTATAATGGGTTTTTTCCACCAAATATAGCACCTTTAACATCACTAAATTTACTTCCTGTTATATTTGATCCGAAATCATCTCCATATCCCCAAGGTTCAATACCTTTTCTTATTGGTTCTTTCCAAGGTAAATTGGGAGTTTTTTGTTGAGATATAATACCATTTTCTAATAATTCTGTTCTTAAATTATTTATATAATCTACAGATGGTTTAGGAATTCTTTTTGTAAGATATTTACCTGCTTGTTCTACTCCTCTTTTAATTAATCTCTCTGTTCCTTCACCAAGATACTGAGTACCTTTGATTGCTCCTATTCCCATTAATTCATTTCTTAATCCTGAATTAATAGCATTGCCTAATAACATACCTCTATCTCCCCAAGATCCTCTTCCTTGTTGATACTCTTCAGGAGTGGGAGAACGAAACTCTGTTCCTACAACAGCTGCTGATGTTCCTACGTCATTAATAAAATCACTTATATTAGTATCATTTCTGAGTGAGTTTGTCAAATTTCTTGCATCAGATGTAACTTCTTGAGATGGAGCAATATACTGTCTATTTGCACTAGCTCTATCTATCTCTTCTTGAGAAATACGAGTACCATCTTGAAATTTTTGTAACCATCCACCATTCTTACTAATAGTCTTTGGTTTCCAATCAAGTCCTTCCTGATAGAATTTCATTTCTTGTCCATTCTCTGCTGAAGGCATTTCATTCTTAGAAGGCTCTGTTTTATTTTCAGAAATAGTATTAAGCATATCTCTGATTTCATCATCTGTATAAATACCTCTTAACTGCAGCATAGGATCATAGCCTGCATTTTCATTAGGATTACTATCATAATAGTACTGCTGTAATTTATTAAGTATTTCAGGAGTAACAAATTGTGTAAAAGGATCATAGTATCCTTCTTCTTTTGCTCTTTGTCTAATAGTGTTTAATCTGGCTCTGGTTTCAGTAGGATCAGTTACATAGTTAATCCATTTATTAGTATTATCTAAATACTTAGATGTAGAATGAAATAAACTTGGTTTAGCCCTTTCCATTTTTTGAACATCTTTATCAGGAATTAGTCTATCACCAGAAACAATATTATTTGTAAGATCAACTTTATTAACGGATGGTTTAAATACTCCAGAATTAAATCTATCTGTTCCATGAGATACTTCATGAGGTACAGTAGTTTGCATACCTGCTCCTTTAAGAAAAATTCTTATATACCCACTATCATTAGCATCTCCTGCTGCAGTAGGACGATCTTCCCTTAGTCTTGGGAAATACTCATAAGTTAAGCCTTCTAAGTTTTCCTTTCTTAACTTTGTAATCTCCCCAGCATTTTTAGGATCACTATATTTAAGCATTCCCCCATACATAGGAGAGTTCATCCAATCTCTTTGAAACTGTTCAGCTCTAGTTATTTGCTCCCCAACTTTTTCTTCAGGTGTTAATCCTTTTCCATCCTGAGCACTAGGCATTGTCTTCTTTGCATATTTTCCTTCACTGGGAGCAGGATTTATTGTTCTTGCATATGTGAATCCTACAGATCCTGGAATAGATCCACCCATAGCAAATTGAAATTTTCCTTTAGGGCTAAATGTTTCACCTTCCCAACTTCCTCCTGTATTTTCAGGAGTACTATATATAGATTCATTAGAAAAAGTAGGATGATTAGGAAGTTTATATGTATCTGGAAAATGTTTCTCTGGATTACTTAATTCTTCTTTTGGTGTATTCTTAAAATAAGAATAAAAATCATATACACTATCAGGACTGTTATATGGTTTACCTTCTTTAGCTTCAAAAGTATTGTTATTATACCAATCAATAAATTTATCATCCTTTTTAGCTAATTCAGGATTCCATGATTTTAACTCTCCCCCTTTTTTAAACTGTCCTCCCCAAGCAGGAGACCAATTTCTTCCTTGTGTATTATTAGACATTCCTACCATTCCTTCAGGAATAAAAACTTTGGAATCATTATAATTTAATTCTCCACCATCTGCATACTTATCTAACCAATTATTCTTTTTCATTATTTATAAGATATTTGGGAAGGACTTACAATAAAATGGCTCACAAGATGAACATCAGATTTATTTGTGAGCATTTGTCTTATTTTTAATTCTTTTGCTCTTAGAGGCTCTTTTTTGAAGCTTCTTGTTGAATAGTCCATATTTACCTGATTAACTATTTTATCAACTGAGAGGCTCTCGCATGATGTAATAAACAAAGGAATACTCTTGTTCTTTACTATAGACCAGAATGTGTTGTATTGATAGAAATTATCACTCTTGGTGTATGTAATAGTTTTGCTGTCTGTATTGAAAATTGGATAGGACAAATATTGCTGTAAATTATGTTTTGGTTTAGGAACTAATTCTAATATTCCTGTTGATTGTTGTCCATTGTATAATACAACTTTATTGAACCATTCATTATCCACTTCTATTTTATCTGTATATGCAAACACTCCTGTACCATCAGGAAGGTATTTATATGCTTTAGTGTAGTCTTTTACATTCTGAAGTATTTCATCCTGAAAACTGTAAGAGAATGGATATTCAATTATATATGGATGTGTTATTCCATAATAAGAATTGTTAATTGTGGTATTGGTGAGGTGTCTCCACAAACATGCAATAGTTGTAAATATAGTGGGAGTATTATATTCTATTGGACTTATAAGAGATAGATTAACTGTTTTAGTAAATATACATTCTCCTGTAGAGGTTAGGGTAATCATAGATACACTATCATCCACTAAATAACTAATTCCTGTTATAAGTGTTTCTCTTGAAACAAGACTTGCTATGATATTTCCAAATTGATCATAGATAGTAAAAGGTCCCATCTTAATACCAACTTTTGTTAATTTTATAGTGATTATCTTTGACATATCAATTTTTATTAAGGAGGAGATAATGTTGTGGTAGTGGTAGTTGTACAAACTGATCCTACAGTGTACATTCCATTAGTTGTAAAAAGATCTACAGACAGACAACACCAGATATAAGGATATCCAGGAGCAACACTTACTGTTTCTGAAAATCCTTCACAAGTAGTATAAATGAAATTAGCATTATAACTATCTGTACTTTCCATTGTCATTTCATAACAAACAGGAACACTTGTTGTTGTAGTTGTAGTGGTAACAAGACAATCTATAATTTCAGTGATTATTCCTGATACAATATGAAATGTCAGATTACTTAAAGCAGATTCTTCTGTGAAATACCAACCATCAGGAGCAAGTGTACAATCTGTAGAAGTTCCTAAATAGCATAACATTCCTAAAGAAATACTTGTTGTTTGCATAATAAAGGAATTCCATATTACATCAATATATATTCCTGAGAATACATTCATATATCCTACAGCCAAACAAGCATCTGTAGAACTTCCTGAAGATACAATTGTAATACCAGTAGAAGGGGTGGTATAACCAAAAATAGGATAAAATTCAGTTAAGTCCATAGGTCTTTGACAAACAGGTTCAATTTCAGTAGCACTACCTGATAAATTACAACTAAGAATAAGACTTGCAATACCACTCAAAGAACAATCAAGAGGGGAAATAGCTATTCCTTGTAAAGAACAATCTGGTCCAGATATAGCTACACCATCAAGACTGCAATCTATATTTGTTAATATTCCTGCAATAAAATCAAATTCATCACAACATCCATTAATACCAGAATAGAAGAAATTATTTTCAGCTATATACCAGTTAGGAATATAACTATGAAAAGAAACCCAACTTTTGGTATTCATATTATAAGAAATAGTCCAACTCTTATTACAGAAATAATCTCCATCAGTTAAATAAACCTGTGTTTTTAATACAAGAGTATTTAATACTTTCTCAATATAGAATGTTCTGGTGGTTTCATCATATTTTATATCTGTAGAATGAGGAATATAATCAAGTTTAGTAATTATCACTCTGTCATACTTGCTATCATATACAGCATGAAGTCCTATTGTTGTGAAATTATTATCCACATCTACTGTTGGGAAATATCTAAGTATCTCAAATGCCAGATGATCAGTAAAAAATCTATTCATACCAGAACCAAAAGCAGAGATATCAGTAGCTCTTGGTCTTCCATAAGCATCTGTATCTAACAAAAATATCTGTCCTCTTTTAGCATCTATTGTTATTTGTCCCTGTGGTATCTTAAGAAGCATTTTATGTTGAGAACCTACATAACCAAGATCTGTTTCTGCAAAATCAATAGGAGGATTCTCAAACATATTAGGATTTCCTAAATAAGCAGCTTGTGGATTACTGGTATCCATTGTTAACAAGCTGTTATACAAAAGACTTTTGTTTTCAAATCTTGCAAGAATTGCTCTGTTTTGAATACCATCCAATGATGTTAAGTTTCCATAATTCTGAGGAAAATCATAAAATGATGTAGCTCCATATGATAACCAGTTATTCACCTTATTATCAGCATCTGCTTCCTGAGAATCAGAATACACTGTTCTAAAGGGATAATAAGTATAACATAGTTGTGTTGACCAGTCAGGAGGAAGATGTGAGAAAGAATTTTCCTTATTCTGTTTTGAAAAAGTGATGTTATAATAATATGTATTATCCTGAGCAATAGGTACAAAATATTCCTGTACCCAATCATCAGGAATACTTGTTGTAACATGAGGATAAAAATCTCCTTCTCTGTTATTAAATGCTTGTCTAAGATCTACATTATATGAACTCTCACAATAGAAATTAGGAATACCATATGCAAACATATAGAAATATCCATCATAATACATGAGTGTATCAGATGGTGTTACTATACTTGTTAATAATGTTGTGGTAGTGGTAGTAGTAGAAGATGTTGTAGATGTAGTGGGTGTAACATATGGTGAATCATTGGGACAATCAAAATTATGTGCTTTATAGGAAATAATATTTGATAACACTCCCACTCCTGTTAATGTATAATCTTTCACTATACTTCTTGCAGAATGCCAGTATTTAGGATAGGCAACATTACCTAGTTCATCATAAAATATATCACTATCATCAGGAGCATTTACTCTGCTGTCTGTAAAAAAAGGAAGTTTTGTTTTAAAAGCAAATCTACTGATAAAGGTATCTCCTCCAAATACAACATTATTATTTACAATATCTTCTACAGTATTTTGAAATCCAGTATCTATTGTATTGTAAGAATACAATTGTCCCCATTGATTTACTATCTGATTCTTTAAAGAAGCATAATAAGATACTACTTGTATAGGATTTTCTTTTGCAGGAGCATTACAACTACCTATTTCAGAAATAGTATATCTTGAGTTATCTGTAACTATAGAAATTCCTCCTGGAATCAGACTAGGAGTTTTATCAGGAAAAGGAAGAGGAGGTATTACTAAAGAATTTCTTTGCTCAACTGTTTTTAGGAATACTGATGTTTCTCTTTCATAATTGTTAATACTATGAATATCTCCTACAGATTGTACTCCTGGAATCAGATATTTTTTAATATCTAGATTTCTTTGTTTAATACCAAGATCATTAGGAATAGAAGCTTCATAATTATAATCAGCTATAGAATTGAATGAGTATGCAAAATTCTTTCTTGTTATACCATTTATATAAATAGTGAGATATGCCTGATATGCTGTGAACATAGCAGTGTAATTAAAAAGAGAAGTTGCTCTTGCTAATTTATCAGCACTATCTAAAGCTTTTTTCTGTGCCTGTTCTGTAATAAGCTTATACATTGCATTCTTTTTCACTTCTACAAAGTGAGCTTTTCCTGCACCAAACATTACACTTTCTAATTTAAGGATATCACCTAAGAAAGGTTGTCCAAAAGAAGTTTCAGGAGAATTAAATATTTGTCTGTATGCATGCTGAGGATCAGCATCTATAGCTGGCATTTCATTAGGAATAGTACAAGATGTACCTGAAAGATGCATTCCTATATAATGTATATTGGAATTACCTCCCTGACCAATCATTACAACTCCTCCTGTACCTGTCACTACAGAAAACTCATGATAAGTTATTATCCATAAGGTTGTAATACCTTTAACAATATCATCATATTGCACTCTATATCCCTGACAAAGTCCACAAGAAATATTTGCACTCCATCTTTCATAGTTTGCATAGCCTGCTGTTCCTGTAGCAGGAAGAGTAATTGTAGGTCTGGTAATAGAACAAAATACAGATGTTCCTATTGTATAATACTTTTTACTTCCTGGTTTACTTGTATTACAATCTATATATTGTAATTCAGCATAATCAGGTCCTCCATTAATATCAGGTTGTAATGTAAGAATATTTATATCCCATGTTTCACATGTTTCTGAATAAGCATTATTAGTACTATTTAAGAAAGCATCTGATTTAAGATCATTATATGGATAATTAGGATAAAAATAATCAGTTTCTTCTCTTGTATAGGTTCCTATATTTCTTAGTATTCCTTTAGCAATAATAGATTTATTGGTTCCTCTGTCTCCTCTTACAATTTTATATCCTATAATATCAGACTTTTGATCTGATGTAAGTTTTGATGAAGATATTAATACATTAATCTGTTGAGGATCAAGTAACACTCCTATTGGAAATACAGCATCATTTCCCATCACCATAGAACCTGGAGATGAGAATATTTTAGATTCATATATAGGACTTACCAGAACATCAGGAAACTTATGGTGTCTGATCTTTTGTCCTGCTAATTCTCCCCATATATCAATATTACAAGGATATTCTTCTGTGGATTCCCAATAGGCAAATTCTCCATATTGATATGCTCCTTTATAATCAGAAGAAGGAGAATACCCTTGAACATATCCAGAAACTGAAGCTGTATTATATATTTCCCAATAAGGACTATAGCCAATACCTCCAGCAGTATATGATGGAGAACCAATAAAATCAGAATTAGAATCTGCAATATCAGGTCTGTTTTCAGTTAAAGATCTGATTCTTCCTGGAATATGAAAACCATCTGTTTGTTTACCATTCTTTAATAAGAATACAATTTCAAATGCATATACTTCATCACGAAGATATCCTCTAAGATTTGTAGCATTTAACTCATCTGAATAGTTTTCAGAAGCTGGTATTCTATATGTCTCCCATTGTAGAGATATTTTATTAGCAATCTCTTGATAGTTAATTCTATCAATAGATGTAAGTTGATCCCATACTAATATATCCTGTACAGCTGTTACATCCTGAGCAATATCATAATAAGGATATTTTTCAAATATATCATTAATTGCAAGTCTTATATTTTCTACATTTTGTCCTGTATATGTAATAGTCTTCTGTACATTATCAATAAAATATGTTCCTAATAATTCTACAGAAGTAATTGCATTGATGGTTTTTAATACAGCCAGATTAAAATATTGAAATTGCCCTGTTATATCTAAATGAGAAACATTAATAAGAATGGATTTACCTACAGGATAATTAAAATTAACTGTCACTTCACTTGTATTTGCTATAGGAGTGGGATTGGTGACAGAATAATAAGATGTATAAGGATTACCTGCAGCATCAGAATATTGAACAGCAAACTGATATGTACCTGATATTAGATTTCCTCCTGATACAACATCAGATATATTTAATAGTGGAATAGAAAAATTAGGTTGTACTTTTAATTGATTACAATCAACACTATCACTTTCAATAGGATCACAAAGAGTAGATCCTTGTTTTAATATCTTTGGTATATCATTTATATCAAGATACCTTCTTGGATTAAATCCATCTGTCCAGTATATCTCTGTAGTACAATTGGTTATCTTATGGACACATTTATGAATAGGATGATTGATATTAAAATTCAGACAAGGAGCATTAACAAGAATATGATATAGACAATCATTATTATCCATATATCCAATCTGACTATCTTCTAAAATAGGATTTGTCAGAAAGAATATGTGTTTATTTTTTTCAGGAATAAAATATTTTCCAATCAGTATATATCCTTCAGGAAAAGAAAGACAAAATTCATTACCTTCTTCATTTTGATAATTAACTGAATTAGCATCAAAGTTTTCAACAGCAGCATTTAAACTATAAGTTAGGATTCCTTTCTTAATTTGATTAAGAGTTTGATCTAAGTTAAGACCAACAGTAGCATTATTATACTCCTGTCTTATATTACTTTGTTCCTGATCTGCCATTTGTTTTAAGAATTACGTCTCCAGCCATACCTGTTAGTACGATTGGGAAGTTGATACATATTAAGTCTATTCAGATCTTGTTTTATCCTTCTTTGTTTAGTCCAAGAATCTTGTTTCTTTGTTTCTATATCAGCCATAATAAAGGCTTCTTCAGAGAGTTGCTTGTAATATAATAGTTTCTGCTGTAATTGCTGAAAAGTTTCATCATTAGTTTGATTAGTGAGAGTCTCAAACACTTTGAACTTTATAAAAGTTTCAACAAATTCTCTTATACGATAATTATCAGGAATCATTTGATTACCTCCATTATCATATTCTGTTGCATAGAATAATAAATGCACCACTCCACATCTGAAATTAGTAACAAACTTATTATCCCTTATATCAAAAGAATCAAATCCAGCAGAACCTGGAGTAAATTCATTATAAGAAGATGTTCTTACATTAAAATCCCAAGCATCAGTATAACTTACATCACAATTCTTTCTTGCTGAGATATTTCCTGGTTTAAGGAGATATTCTCTTTTGTAAGATCTTGGAACCTCATGATTCGTTTTATATACAGCCTGAACGATATCAGGCAAACATGTACCTGTACAATTAGGATCTTGACAAGCAGGATTATTACAAGCGTTACCATTGATAGTTAAAGGAGCTATTTGAATTGTTGTAGATGCAGTTTGTGAATAAAAAGATGTAGCTGTCTGATAAGGAAGCAATCCTGTTTCCTGACATCTCCATGCTTCTCTTACAGCAAAGAAATTATCAGGAAGTCTTGCTTGAAAATCTTCTATATATAATATCTCTTCTGAAATTACATAAGAAGTTCTTCCTAACTTCCTAAGACATTTATCTAAGTATGTAGGAAACATTAAGGAGTCAACTGCTCCTGTATCCATGTAACTTTTTAATTCCTCTAGTATTATTGCATATACTGGTTCAGGACTAACAAAGGAATATTTATAATAATATGACATCTTGTATTATTTAAAGTTGAAAATATTCATCGTAATGAGGTTCTTCCCATTCACTATAAATATGCTGATATTTATCATCCACTTTTATATAGTGTGCTAAAAGTCTTGATGTAGTACGAGAAGGTTTAAAATACCAAAAATCAGAATCTTTTATCATTATAGTTCTCTTAAACCATTTCCATCCAAAGAAAAATCCTTCTGTATGGTAATTCATAATATAAATTCTTTTACCCAATAGTTTTGTTTTCACCCAATCAACAGGAAGATTTAATTTTACCACACCTTTCTTCAATCTATTTATCTTTCTGAATTTCTTTACTATTGCAAAATCTCCAAAACCAAAAGGAAGTCTCACTTTTTCTCCTGTTTCTAACATTTTGAATCTTATAGATTCATTAAAACCATAAAGAATATTCTTCCACTCATCAAATGTAATTTTTACAGTGGGATTCTTTTCACAATAATCCTTGTAATTACTTCTGTTTGCTGTTCTGAAATCTGTTGCTGCTCTACTCATTATTTAAGATTTGGTGAATTTGGTGCTTGTCCATCTATTCCATCCTGTGTAATATCAGTTTTGATATTAAAATATGTCTGAAGTAGTTTTTGAGAAACAAGATCCAGTGTTTGTTTCTCCAGATATCCAGGAAGAGGAAACTCTTTATCCAAAGGGTTTTTACACCATTCTTCATCTGTTACTTCATTACCACATCCACATTCAGGATACATTATACTATTAGGAATATCTTCTTCAAACAAAGCAACAAATCTTACAGCCTGAAGAAGAGGATTAGTAATATATAAATAATCATTGGATATCCAGAAATATTCATTTTTCTTTATAACAGGAAGTTTTAAAAGATTTAAATACCTGTTAACAGTTATTTCTGTTATCTTTTTACCTTTTCCTCCCATTGCATTAATAGAATACACTCCTTGAATTACATACTGATAGTTTCCTTCAGCCATACGAGGAAGTTTATTTTTACTTCTGGCTATCATACATGGATCTACATAATCACAACATTCAGAAATAGGAACTTCCATCATCTCTAAACAAGGAATAGTAGTAAACAAAGTATCAGTAGCCCATAGTTTTCTAAGGTTAGTTTCTCTCTTAATTAATAATAAAGAATTGAATCTAATCTCAGAAGCAATAGCACGATCTGTAATTAAGGAATCTGTAGAAAGAATTTTATGCATTGATCTTACTGAACTGACTAAGTATCTGAGAGTTGCCATAATATCTAGTAGAATTAATTATAATTGCAATTGTAAAGATATGTTTTTCTATAAAGGTTTCAAAAAAAGATTTAACTAATCGTATTATATACAATAACTTATTATAATTAATTTGATTAGTTACAAGCAAAAACTCCCAGATATATAAAGATCTGGGAGTAGTTTATTTTAAAATGAAATGTAATTATTATGTAATATTAACAAAAGCCACCTAATGCTGGATTAAAATCAGAATTAGAATTAGTAACATATGCAAAATATGCAATGGTTCCTGCTGTATTAATATATCCTAAATAAGGATCTCCTGCAGGAGTTATTGAATATTGACTTGTACATGCTGCATCAGTATAGAATTTATCAATATCCACACCTGGAGTGGTAGCTATTAAAGCATATACTGATTCAGTGTGTGCTAATGAAAAGTCAGCATTAATTTTATTACATGCATCTAAGGAAGTTGCTTGTAGTATAGGAGTGTAAATAGCTCCTGTAATGTAATAACTTTCAGATATTGGTGCTGCTGTAGTTGTTGTTGTTGTAGTACTAGTAGAAGTACTGGTAGATGTAGATGTGCTGGTAGAAGTAGATGTAGAAGTAGTAGTAGTTACTATTGTAAGAATGATACTATTAGTACATGCTCCTGCAGATACTACAGTAATTGATGTTGTACCATCAGTTACAGTATAATTTGCTCCTGTTAGTAAAGTAGCTTTAGATACTCCTGTTGCAAATGGAACAATGAGTTCTAAGTTTGTAAAAAGATTATAAGGTCCAGAATCTGTACCTGCTACTGTTAATTGAATGAATACTGTCATTATAGTTTATTTTTTATAATTATTAAATAGGAGGACTAGTTGTAGATGTGGTAGTGGTAGTAAGATTGTACAGAGCAGTGATTAGAAGGCATATTTGCTGATCAATCTTCTGTAGTGACACTGTTAGTGTATCACATGTATGAATGCCTGTACAGGGCAGATTTGGACCATTATAGGTAAGAAGGTCTGATTGTATAGGTTTAGCTGTACAAGGATCACAATTATCTTCTGTTCCTGCACAACCACAACCTGATATAGGTTTTAAGAAACTACCAAATATACCGTAAGTCATAATTTTAAGGAATAAACATTATATAATAACAAGCAAGAACAGGAGGAATATTTTCATGAGAAAGACTTCCACCAGTATTAGCATTAGTAAGAGCAGTAGTTACAGATAGAGTTACATCTCCTGTATGTGTTCCACTAGGAGATCCTGTTACTCCTGCTGATATATGACTACCTGAAGAATCTGTTCCAGCATAAATTTGTACATCATGACTATGAGGATTTGGAGATATAGTTGATGTAGCAGTATTAGCATGAGTATGAATAGGCATTTGTGATGGAGAAAGTGTAATAGTATTTGCTCCATGAGTAGTATTTAATGTATATGTAGGATTACCTGCAATTGCTGGATCTACATTTACATTAAATGCTCCTCCTCCTGTTCCTGTAGTTACACCAATAGGAATTCTTCCTCTTTTATCAGGAGTACCATGAACTCCATTACATAAATATATTTTATCCCAATCTCCAAGTCCTGCTCCTGTAATATCAAACTTTCCTGTAATATCACCATAATATTCTACAGCAACATAAGGAACCATTTTATTACTGATTAATGAATTAGGATTATTAGCAGCCATCCATGCTGCTATATAAGCATCAATATCAATAATTTTTACATAATTGGTAGTAAGGTCTAAAGTTAATGCAACTACATCCCCATTAAGAGAACATAGATTATCAATAACAGCCTGAAGAACTATATGTGTATCGGAAGAGGCTGATACACCTGTTAAACAATCTATTGTGTAATCATCATTAAGTGTAGCAAGTTCTGCTACCACTACATCAACTTGTCCCTGAAGATCACAAGAAGCTTGAATTAAAGCTGATACAAGATCTACAATAGTAATGTCTCCACATACAGGAAGATATTGAGAAACCAGATTACAACTGATTCCTGCAGATCCTGTATTAATATTAGGAATAATTCCTGTTCCATCTAATGTAGATGTCAGAAATGTTATTAATGCTTGTTCTACATAAGAAAGACTATCTCCTGTTTGGATTCCTAAAACAGGAACATCTATTCCTGTGTATCTAACACACTGATCCGAAGTGATATCAACGCATCCATTAAAACAATTAGAACATGCCATGATTTTATATTTTTTATTATTAATTTATTTTTTGACTAATTATGGAGCCCATAAAATACTTATAGTATAAGATTGCCCACTAAGTAATGTTACAGGAGAAAATACAGCTGTTCCTGATGTTGATAGATTTAATGCTTCTATTAAAACCATATTATTATAAAGACCCATTGTATAAGTACCATCATTACAACTATTATAAGGTACAGTAATATTTCTCAACCCTATCATAGAAGTTAAAGCATAAACATTAATTATCCCATTAGGAATAGGAAAACTTCCTGTAATAGGTGTAATTGCTATAAGATCTATATAAACATTACTAATTCTTCCATTTTCTGCTGAATTGGGTCCATTTACAAATATAGCTGCTGTACCAACAGGAAAACTAGTTGTTGTTGTTGTTGTTACTGGTAGTGTAGTTGTAGTGGTAGTAGTAGTACTAGTTGATGTTGATGTGCTGGTAGATGTGCTGGTTGATGTTGATGTACTAGTAGTACTGGTTGTAGAACTAGTAGTACTAGTTGTACTGGTAGATGTAGTTTCATCAGGAATTACATTAGGAACACAATCTTTACACTTACATCCTGCTGTGAGAAGTTTAACCTTACTGGCTATCATGTTAACTGTATAGTATCCCCCATAGTCACTATTGCAAAACTTGTATGTTAATATCCTTTTGTAATTTAGAAGATCAAACATAGCATTTCCATCTATAGCTTGGTTTAAAGCAAAGATAGTATTATTATATAACTTCTTTGCCCATTGAGCCATCTTGCAATCAATATCCTGTAATAGTGTAGGAATATCAGAGCATTCTGGACAATTGGTAAGTCTAGGAGTTAACATAGCTTATTTCTTATTTTGTTGAGCATTACAATGAGCACAGAGTCCATTTACCAATTGACATCCACAACCCACCTTTGTCCCACATTTACTACATGCTGCCATATTAGTTGAAATTATTTATGTAATTGTTTCCAGAACAACCACAATTATTATTAATAAAACTATTTAGCATTTTATTTGCCTGAACATACAATTTGTTTGATTCATCAATTGCACAATTATTAGCTGCTGCAATTGCTCCCTGTATAAAGAAATATATACTATTCAAATCTACCTTTGCTTGTGTTTTAATAGCTCTGTCACATTCCATCATATCAAGTTTCATAAATGCTGAATCAAACTTTTCCTGTAACTGATCCACACGAATAATAGACTTCTCTACAAAGTTAATATAATCTGGGGCAATTGAGTATCTTAAAATATATACTCCATCAGGAAGAGGTAAATAAGGAGAACCAACAGCTGTAAGTCCTAATGTAGAGGAAGTGTATACAGTAAAATCATTAACACTAAAAGGTAATACCACCTTTGCAAATCCAGGAACACTTATTTGTATAGTAGGAGAAGATACAATAGGAGGAGTGTCAGGATAAATAGAAGCATCTGCTATTCCTAATGTTTTTGTATTATAAGTAGGAACTACTAATATATCTAATTTTAATGTAGGCATATTGTTTAAAATAAATATGCCAGAGGATTTGAGTTATCCTCTTCCTCTGGCATAGGTTTATAATTTATTATTCTCTTATAGAATAAGAGGAGCTGTAGTTGATGTAGTAGTGGTAGAAGAAGTGGATGTAGTTGATGTAGTAGTGATACATACATTGTTATCTTCAACAGCACCAAGACCAGCTACAAGAGCTGCTTCAAGTACAGTGGCATAAGCACCTCCAGAAAGACAAGCAATAATTACCATACTGTCTTCAGGAATATAGTCACCCCATACATAAGCATTCTTGTTATAATTATTAAATTTGATATAATAAGTATCATAAGTAGATCCAGCACTAACCCAGCTTTCAAAGTTGCCATTATATCCAACCATCCTATAAAGATGTTTCAGATAACCAGCCTGATAGCTATAGTAGTTTTTCTCTAATTGAGCAATCTCATCAGAAGTTCCTGTTGCATAAGAAGCACGTTGTGTTACAATAGCTTCAGCTACAATATTACAAGCATCAGATACAATGAAATCTGCTGTAGTAGCAGGACCACTGTATACAAATGTCCTAAACCACATTCTGTCATATTCAAATGGGAAAGCAGCAACATCACATGGCTGACCATATTTAGTTAAAGGTTTTCCTTCAATACGAAGAATAGTACCACCTACATTTGTAAATGTAAAGAACTGGGTAAGATAAATGTTATCAGGATTAATTCCAGGAGCTTTGAGTGTAAGTTTAGCAATGAAAGCATCAATCAATGCAGATTCATCTACATTAACACAAGGATCACCACCACAATCACAACATGGAGCCTGAACAGTTACTGAACGAGTAAGACCATTGAAATAAAGAGTATCAATATAACTAGAATGAGCACGTAATGTGAGAGTGACAATGTCACCACATTTTACATTCCATCCTGCTACATCCATAATCTGATTTACAGGTGTAGGACATCCAGATACTTTGTACCATTCAGTCACATTAGAATTACATCCAGATCCTGAAGGACAACCCTTAATCTTGTCTGAACGCTTAGAACCTTGCAAATAGGTATTCACTCTACCTTGTGCAATGTAGAAATAAGGAGCTGCAGCAATAGTTGTATCATCTATTGTAGCATACTCATTAGAAAATAATCCTACTTGACCTGCAGTAAGATTTTGCGTAGATCCAGTACTAGGGAGTGTCGTTTGCCCCACTGGAACCACGAATAGCGTAGTCAATGAAAAATCAGCCATTTTGTTTACTTATTAAATTTATATATAAAAAAATCATTCATTTGTTTGAATTCGCATCTGAGAACTTTGTACAGCAGAAGCATTTTCTGTATACATAGCCAGATTTTGAACTGTAAGATCTAATAGTTCATCTTCTAAATAAGTTTCAAGTTCACAATTTGAATCTATAGAAGCAGTTCCATCAAATCTAATATATCCCACTTTATCAATATACTGAGGATATCTCATATACATTATATATATCTCAGTTGGAGTGAATGTACCATCAGTGAACACTGAAATTTCATCAGATGACAGAAAGTTAAAAGTCTCTTGATATTCAAATGAGGGTTTGTAATTCTCATTATTCACAATGAATTGAAGATCACCATGTTTAGCAAGATCTCTATTTATCCATATCTGTCTGTTCTTACATCTTCCCTTATCTGCTAAAATATATGAATCTACATAAAACATATATTTAGGAACAAAAGCATGTATATTAGCACTCCATTGATGTAGTTCCTCATTTACTAATGTAAGTGTAAGAGGTTGATGATTGTAAGGTTCAATAAGTCTCTGAAGATCTTCATAACGCTTCTTGAATGCATCCATTCCCATTCCACTTGCTATACTTATACCATCAACTTTTTGTTTGATAAGTTTAATTTGTGCTTCATTCAAAGCTAAAATCTTATCCTCCAATTGAATCTGTTGATGATCATTGGTAGATAGTTTATTTAGTCTTTGATCAATTTTGTATAATAAACTATCTACTTGTATCATATCGCAGCTATTTTCTTTGTTTTTAATTTCCCTTCTAATGTAAGAAGTTCATCTTGGTTTTCATCATCAGCTAGAAATCTTACGAGATCATCTTCATCTTTTGACACCTCAAACTCACCTTCATAAATCTTACCATTTGGTTTCACTCTGTATACAGAATGAGCAACAGCTTGTTTTACTAAGTCTTTAATGTGAAGAAGATTTTCTTTCATGTCAGCAAATCTGTTGAATGTATCTACAGTGGACTGACCTTGAAATTTACCACTCTTAAATTCAGTTTCTTTAAGAACATTATCTACAAGATTATAAACAATTTCTTCTTTTGTATCCTCTGTTACAGGAAGACCAAGAAGTCTTGCTATCTTTCTTTTCTTTTGAGGAGTCATTGAATCAAATTTAGCTATTGCTTTATTGATCAATTGTTTTTTCTTATATATGATTGTATTTTCGATTTCATCATCTGCTACATAAAATTGTGTATCTGCAGGATATTCACCTCTTTCCCATGCCTGATGAGAAGAAGCAATAGTAGGATGAACTCTTAACCATGAAAAAGCTAACTCCTGAAAAGGAACTGATAAATCAAATAGATTATCACCATCCATCAGTTTAGCAGGTTGTACATGCATCTGATCATTATTAGATGTTGATAAGCCATAGTTCCAAAAAGAAGAACGAGCACCAAGATCTATATCACCAAGATCTGATTCAAGTTTTTTCTTTAGAGCTATAACACGTTCTTTCTCTAAATCTCTTTCCAAAGGATCTTGAATTCGTTTGATATAAGCAGCATCAGGATCTAACCCTGTTCTATACTTACCATCCAACTCTTTATAAGGATACTTAAATACTCCTGTTCCAGGAATTCTTGTAAGTCCTCTTGTTGCAAGACCACCTTGCATTGTCTGTAATTGAGAGTTATTGTAGTCTCTCTTCAATGTTGAGATTTTACCTATTCTAGCCATAATGTAGTTTATTATTAGTAGAGATGTAAGGATCGAACCCCATAGCGATTGGACTTGCCAATCCTCATCTCTTTAGTTTCTTAGAATTCCTCCTCCCTGAAATTGCTTTCAGGAAAGAGGTTTTCAGGGAGGGAATATATTTAGAACTGTGGAATTTCTTCAATCAACACTGTTCTTGAAAGATCTTCAATAAAGATATCACATCTGTCTTTCATCCAGATTTCATATCCAGGGAATTTATTAGCAGAACTCATACCTTGAGATTTTGCAAATCCTAAGTGGTGACGAGTACCATCAATATAACCCCAAGTCATAGAAGGAGCACCTTTCATTCTGACTTCTCTGATATTATTAATCATTGAACCATCAGACATTGGAGATACATCAAACACCATAAATACAGGAGTGCTTTTCTTGTTCTGTCCAAACTCTAAGTTAGACTGTGGAAGATCAAGTTCTTTAAGGTGAATAAGTTCAACCCTACCAGTCTCACGTGTAACCATTGCATCAAATGCAAAGTTGTAAGTGATGTGCTGTCCTTCACCCTGCATATAACGATTGCCAGAGTCAGCCATAAATGTAAGCCCACTATTGAGAGCATCATTTTTCAAAGCCTGTTGGAATACATCAAATCCAGCCTCATTAGTATACATTTTAACTCGTCTGTCTTTAACATCAACCCTACGATAGAATAGATCACCAAATACCGACCTGATTAAGTTAGCAGAGAACTCACCACGATTATACTGAACAAGGTTACCATTGTTACGCATACGATGATATACACCTGCAGAAGTCCTTTTTAGTTCTTGTTTAGAACCATCAGTTTTAACTGTTCCTGGTTTACCCCAAATCATCTTCTTGACTTTCAATTCAAGCATAGATTTACGCATCCAGAATTCAATAAATGGTTCCCATTTAACATCATTCCTTGTAAGAGGAAGTTGATTCCTACGTTGAGGAGCATATACAAGAATGTCAAGAGCTTTACCAGAAGCATCAACCATCATCTTATCATCAGCCCATTCTGTGATTTTGTGCTCATAACCATATCCTGAACCAAGAGATTCAAACATAGTGATTTGTTCACCCAATCTTGGTAAGCCAAGCAGATCTTGATCAAATTCTCCAATAGCAGCATCAACTAATTCAAGTTCAACACCCACTTGAAGGAAAGTAGAACTTACGAAGTCTACAATAGGATTGTCAGTAATTAACGTGAAGCTATAAAGATAGCCCATGTTCCAAGGTACAGGATCTTTGATTACATAGAAACGAGGACCATACTGACGAGAACCTACAGAAATAATTGCATTCTTAGAGAACTCATTAGTATCAAGTACCAGTTGGAATTCCTGACCATCAATACCAGGTTTCTGCATAGCAGCAGTTGTAGAAGGTACATCAATGATCTTTGGAAATTTGTAAGGTACAGCTACTTGCCACTTCCAAGCATCGCTATTATTGTCGATGTAGAAAGGTGTACTCTTGTTAATCATGTCCAAGAAGTCATTACTATACAAAGAACTCTGTGTATAAAGACTTATGATTTTTTTATCATAGTCTGCAGGTTCTGTAGAGTGAAAGGATTCTAAGTGATTAGAATCAGTGAGTTTCCCTACAGCACGTTTGTCCATAGAGGCTACTCTTGCATAAGTAAATCCAGTTAAACCTGGGATTGTTTGAATTGCCATTTTGTTATCCTTTTAATATTAAATTTTTATGAGAACCATGAATTAGGTTTTTGTTGTGAGTTTACTAAAGATTTTGTTTTAGTAACCTGTCTTGCCACTTCTCCAAATAACTGATCAGACTTCTTAGTTATTCCTGATTTTTGTATTGTGGACAGAGTGGGATCTTTTTCCAAGATCTTTAAGAGAAGAGCAACTTTTACTTTCATTGCATGATTCTCAGGTCTCTTTAAGTCTAGCACTGTTCTGTCAAAATCTGTTAAAGTTTCACCAGAAGAAGTTTTATACTTATCAACCAGGAGGAAGTCTTGTAGTTCATTTGCTAATTTAGGGTTTAATGGAATTCCATCAAACTCCTTTGCTTTCAACTTCTCTTGTAAGATTTGTTGAATGTTTTGTGCATATTGATTTTTATATGCAGTCTTTTGTTGTAATTCCTGTTCAGCTTTCTGTTCCAGTTGCTGAAGCTTTGTTGCTTCTTTTCTTACTAACACCTTATGATGTTTGGCAGCCACTGTTTCAAGATCACCATAGTTTCTAAGTCTTTCAATCTCTGTTGTAATATCCTCAGCATCAAACTCTTGATCTGTAAGTGCTTGTTTTATCACTCTGATTTGATTATCTTCATCAGAAAGATCCAGACTAGCAAAACTTGCTATATTATTATATGTACCAAAATACTCTTTAGGATCTGCTCCTTTTACAAATATGGCATCAAATGCTTTTTGATAATCTTCTCCAAACTGACCTATAAAGTTATTTACAACTTCAATAGCTCCTTTTTTCTTTTCAGAATTAAACTTTTCTAGAAATTCATCAGGAGTGGTAATTTCTACCTCTTCTTCATCTTCTTCTTTGGAGAATACACCTAATTTAAATAGATCTCTTGCTAATGCTGTAAATTGAGATACTTCAGGTTCTTCTTCAGAATCTGCAGGAGATTTTGTTTTAACAGGAATATCTGTTTCTGTTTCTTCTGCTTCTTCATCATTTCCTAAGAAATTAGAGAGAATATCCTGATCTGTTAATGCTTCTCCTTCTTCTTTCTGGATAATTTCTTTTCCTTTAGTACTCTTTGCTGGAGCAGGAGTGTCAATCACTTCTTTTATAATCTCTTTAAGATCATCAGGATCTGATGTAGATGTCTCTGGAGACATAAGATCATTCAAAAGTTCTGCATTTCCTAGTCCCATTTCCATAGTATTTTCAATACTAAAGTTCCCAAATGGGGAATTATCTAAAGCTTCTGCCATAATGTAGTTTTGATTTTTGGTTTCTTTTTATAAAAGTATAATAAATCATCTATATATAAAACATATAAATGCTAGTTTATAGTAAATTTTGTACTTTATATCGCATTAATATGTTATACCTCTAATTAAAATTATTATTTTTTGTTTCTGCCCTTAGCATTTTCCCTTGCAACAGCAAGATCATTGGCTTGATTTTCTCTTGCCACTTGTAATTTTTCTCTCTCAACAGCAAGTTTTTGTGTTGCAATAGAATTTTTAGAAGCTATATCAGAAAGTTTAGTCTGATAATCCCTTTGTGCTTTTGATTGTTCCAAAGAGAGTTTACTAATTTCCAATACATCTGGTACTTGATTAGCATCAACATCAGAAAGAGCCCCTTTTGATTCAGCAGCAATAAGAGCTATCTCCTTTTTATTAATCCTATCCAGTTCATTCTGATAATCTTCATGAGCAAGATCAGCTTCATGTTGCTGTTGAGCCTGAGCAAGAGTTGCCTGAGCCTGTTGATTTTGTTGATCAAGCTGTTGCTGTTGTTGTTGTTGAGCAGCTTGTTGTTGCTGTACTTGTCTGTCTCTTAATTCTTTAAATGTCTTCTTCATTGCTCTCATACTCTTGGTAGAATATAATTCTATAACATCATAGAGAGTTCCACCATTCTGAATAATAGCCTGAGAGAGTTGTCTGATTTCATTAAACATCTGTGTATCTTCAGGTCTGTTAGTAAGAAACACTTTAAGATCCCTGAATTTAAGATCTGTACCATTTACTTGTACAAATGCAGATTCTCCTTCATTAGTAATATATGAAAGGGTAGATTGTGATTTAGAACTTTCTACATATAGAGAAGCATCTATAATGGATTGATACAATTGTCCAAGGACATATTCATGTGCAACGAATAGAGGCTCTGTTTGGGAATAACTCTGTTGCATGGCAGTATTGGTAGCTGTAGCTGTTTCACTGGCTGCAACACTTCCCATACGTTGTCTGGACATACCTACAAGTTCCCAGCACTCATTCTTCATCTGTTGTGCTAAAGTGTACCTTGATTGTATCTCCTGTGTTCTTGTAAGATCTATATCTCTGAATTGATTAAATGAAGAAGGACTCTTGAGATTTTCAGGAGAATCATCTATAAAGACCACACCCCTGTTTCTTGCTTCTAATTCCCACATATCCAATGCATCCTGTGCATCTCCATCTTTAGGAACAGGAATGTGCCTTATGGATGTTAAATACACTTTTCCTATTTCTTTCTCAAGAAGTTTGAAAAGTTGATTCATACATACATTATATATCACCTGAAATGGTTTCATCAGATCTACCAATGATTTTGCTTCTGAATTTTTCACTTCATATGTAGTTCCTATGATAGGGCAATATGTAAGAAGATCAAAAGGTTTGATGTGATAGATATCTGGTCCTATTTTAGTTCCCTGATACCATTGATTAATCCATCCCCATTCTAAAGATATTTGTGTAGGAATAGTACCACTTTTGTAATGTTCATCTATTAACATAGACTGTTCATTACCCATTTCATCTATATATATAAGCTTACCTATTTTCTTTTTAGAAATCCAATATCCTCTTACCACTACATATTTATATCCAAAGGAAGAAACATTAGATGTAAGACCAAGAAAATCTTTTAATCCATCATCATTCTCCTTCATCTCACTTTCTATAATCATTCTTGTTTGTAAGACTAAAGGATCAAATGTGTCATATTGAACAGATTCTTGACCAGGAGTGACACTAGGATTACCAAGATTTGATTCACGAACATTGATAAGTCCATAATCCTGAAGAGAACTACGTAAGTGATCTATCTCATCCTTAGTAAGATCTGGAATTGCTTCAATGATTTCTGAGAGTTCCATAACCTGTACTGTCCCTGCAGCATATGCTCCTTGTGCTCTTCCTGTAGGATCAGAAGTCCATTTCCTGTCTGGTGTTGTAAGGAACCATGTATTCTTAGGATTAGCCACTTCTATATTATATCCAAGTTTTGAGTTGTCTTCATATATATGATAGAACTCTCTTGCAGAGATTAGCATATCTCTGAAAGCATCCTCACTCTTTTCTTTAATATTGAATTCAGCTTTTTGACATGTAAGAACATGATTAGCCCATTTCTCTGCAATAGATGTATAAGAATCAATCTGATCCTTCACTTCTTCCATTGTCATTTTTTGCACTTCTTCTTCACCCATTTCAACACCCTGCATAGCAGCCTTAGCCATTATCTGTTGTTTGGCTTCATTAATGATGTATTCCTGAAGAATGTCTGTTTTAAATTGTAATTCTTCTGCTTGAGAATCATCATCAAAAGCCTTCACTCTAAATGTATCAGGTCTCTTGGAAATCTCTCCTACCAGTTCATTAACAGGAGTGGTGATAATAGAATAGTGTTTTACATATGCAGGAAGTTGCAGATCACTCTGAAGCATTTCTGTAAAACTCTTAACCTCAGGCTCTTGATAGAAATCCTCCATCCTAAGAATTCCTTTAACAAGATCATAGTTTTTTACAAATGTATCCCTGTTCTTTACATATTCAGCATATGCCTTGTTTGCAAAGTAGTCCATTGTATTTTTAACCCAACTCTCATCTTGTTTTTCTTTATCTGTCTTGAACTGATCAGGAAAGATATTCAGATAGGCATACCGTATGGTAGCGTCCTTGGTATAACGTATTATCATAACTATTTATATTTTATAATTTAACAATGCAGTGTATGTATCACTTGAAATTGTATTCTTGTATCTTATTGCTAAGTCTATCAGTTGTTGTTCTTTTTCTCTTTTATAACACTGCACAGCTTCTATTATTGTTGAGAAAATTCCTTTATATGTAGATATCTTTCCCACTTTAATATGAGTAACAAATCTGTTGTGATGTTTATATACACCTAAGGGAAGTTCTCTTTTATTCATGGGTTTTATAAGTGCAAGATTAATTTCCTGGGGCACAAAACAACAAGTTTTAGGAGAGTACACTTTATTATCTTTTACTAATAGATCCTTATCTAATTGATAAGTTTCTATATAATTCTCCCCAAACCATTTAGCAAAATTCTGAAAGTTGTGCCATTCTTGTATAACTTCACACTCTTTATAAGAAGGATGTCTCAAATGAAGTTTATCATCATAACATCTTTGAAGCATTGCACACCATGTGTCATATTCTTTAGTATGATTGCTTCTATTTCTAGATTTATAATTTCCTACTCCTATAAAACCAATCCCATATATTTTTTCAGTTGACCCTGCTTTTCTCATTATATAAATAATTTATTTTTTTTTCTGTTAAACATATTTCTACCTCCTGGAAACAGTGTTGGGTTTGCTCTCTTTCTAAAAAGAGCATTTATTCTTTCATCTCCTGCTCCTCCTACTCTTCCCATAATAGGATCCATTTTTATTGCCTGAGCTATTGCTAATTCTGCAGCAACAATCCTGTCAAAGTTTCCTGTATTATTATATTGTATAGTTTCTTCTAAAAGAACAGGATCCAGTATTCTGTTTACACCTACTATCTCCTTAATCAACTTTCCATCCTCATCAGTTTCTGTATAAACTATCTCCTCCATATAGTGCTTATAACAGTTGTGAAGGTAATCAATTATTTTCTGTGCAGACCTATGTACACCATATTCTCTTTTCACTGTTGTATTTGGTACTATTTCCAAGAGCCATTGTGGCTGTTTTTCAAGATAGTGAGCATCTCCCTTTGCTTTCATATATTCTATAAAGGATATATCATCATTCTCACAAAGGGTGCGAGCATTGTAATATTTAATTAAAAGTCTTGCCTGTTCTTCCCAAGTATCCTTCTTTGCTGGTCTTGCACAATAACTTGCAACAAACATATCCTGATACTTCTCACTTGTAATATCATGCATTCTTTTGTATATATATACACTTCCAAGTGAAGAACTATAAGCAGATTGTCCTTGTCTGTAAGGGTCAACTCCTGCAACATAAAGTCCATAAGGAGGATTTTCTACAGGAAATTCATATATCACTATAGGAGCATCTTTATCATCTGTTGCCCTTAAAGGATAATTTGTAATAGGTAGTTTATCTGTGAATTCATGAGAGATTCTTCCCTCATTATTATAAAGAATAACAGGAATACCTGTTCTCTCCTGATTTAATAATTTAATCTTTTGTCTCTTGGCAGCTTCAATATCAAATATATTTGTATCCTCATTAAGAAATATATCATCCACCTTAATAGGATAATACATTTTCTCCTTTAAATAAGCAATCCTGTCTCCTGCTTTCCTTGTCCTATCAAGATTATCCTGTGTAATCTTCATAGCCTTATGTAAATTTGAAACAAGCATTGGCACTTTATGCAAACCACTTGTAACAGGAGCTTCTAAAAACTTGCCTAATGTAGAAGGTTCTTTAGCTTCCATCCTATACTTATAGGACATAAATAAGCCATGTACCCTTTTCTCATCATCTTCGTTATTATAAGTAAGAAAGTTAAAATTGTCTACATCAAACATTAAACTCTTAGCATCCTGAAACTTACTCATATCACCACCTGTATTATGTGTAATAATACCGTTAGCAATATAAGTATTTGAAATTCCTGCTGTTAAATTATAAACAGGTTTCTTTCCTATTTTTTCTATTGATACTATTTTTTCAAATCGTATTCCTACTGTTTCCTCTGGTATTTTATTCTTTCTATTCTCTAACAGAATAATTGTCTTTTCAAGTTTTTCTTGCTTATAACCTAAGAAAAAAGTAATTTGACTATGAAATTTTTGTATGCTTTTCCTGTCAATTACATTAAGTCTATAATACCCATTTTTATCTTTTACATTTTTTAGCTTTGGTTTATGAAAAGTTATATTACTGTGAATTCCTATTTTTTGTAATAATAACTTTACCTCTAAAAGAATATTTTTATGAGCAGCAGATAAATAAATACAAGGAGGGGTTTTTATATTATGACTAATACTGCCATCTGTATCAAATAACCCACCAAGTAATTCACAAATATCATGTTTTTGATATGAATGAATATATAATGGTAGTGTTTTTTTATCTTTAGTTTGTCCATAAATTCCATGTGCTCTTAATATTGGACATATTTCTTTTATTCTTGTTTCTCTGTATTCTTTCCCATCTTTAGTTATATGACTTCTTTCAATAACTGTATTAAAATTATTTGTAATATAGTTATTTATCTCCTCATCACAATTAGACATTATAGGAGTTTTATCTTTTCCATAAGAACCATCTCCAATAAGCCAACCTATCAAACGAGGTTCCCACATTCTATTTTCTCCAAAAATAGGAACTTCTTCTATTAATCCTATTTGATTTCCTATTTTTAAATCTTGTGTTTCCTTAAAATACATCTTTCGGTAGCCTTTTCTTTTTCCTGTGGAAATAGGAACCATATATCTCTCATCTCTTGACCTGTATAAAATAGGATGATTATAACTACATTCAAGTACAGTTCCTTTATGTGTTTCTATCCGATAACATTCCACTTCTTTTGGTGGTTGCCAATATGTAATTGTTTCCTTTGAAAAAGAACCATTACTATATCCTATAATACCCTCTTCAGGAATTACATTTTCAATATTAATTAAGTCTCCTTTATTATTCCATACTTTTGTTCCTGCACAAACACACCCCACTAATAATGGAGAACATCCCCATCCATAAGGAGTGGTAAATCCAGGAATAGCAGCCTGAAGAGCTCTTAAATAATTACCTTTCCCTATTTCATCAATAATCAGTTTCCTTGGTTTTGTTCCTGCAATAGCTTCCTCATTATTTCCTTCATCAAGATTCCTAATAAGAATCTGAGAGAATGGTATTCTTTCTCCTGCTCTTGTCTTAATTCCCAATGTCACCTGATTCTTCCAATTATCCTCAACTCTTTGCCATCTCCAGGCTTCAGGAATGAAATTTAATCCCTTATCAAGCTTATCTGTAATCAATTTTATATCAGGGCTATTTAAGCCTGCAATTACATTCTGTGAATTCTCATCAAATGTAGCTCCCCATCCAATATAACTTGCCTCAAGCACTGATTTACCAAACCTTCTTATTCCTAATATTACAAGACCCTTCTGTTCCTCATGAGCCCTGTGTATTTCATTTGTCACTATCCACTCATTATCCCTAAGAAGTGGTGTGGCATATTTCTGATTCACTCTATTTCTATCATCTATAATATCCACCTCTGTATGCCAGAAGTTTAAATGCCAATATAAAAAAGGATTAATAAATGTACCATTCATCATAGCACCATTCAAACAAAACTCTTTGTGATATTCAAAGAACTTTATATACTCCTCTGACTCTTTATCAGGAATACTCTTCTGATTAATATACCAATCAGAATAATCTATACTCTGTATTTTCATTTCCTTGCTTTAAGGAATGTCTGAGCCATTGCTCCTAATTCTGTTTTCCCCCTAATCTCTATCACCTTAGCTTCTTCCTTCTCCCTCAATTTCTCTACCACTTCCAGCAGAGCAAGATAATTCTTCATTGTCTCCTGAATAAACTTACCCTGAGCCTCTATTGAAGCAATCACCATAGGAAGCATTCCTCCTTTAGATGTAGGCTTCCATTCAATCCTATCCACTAATTTATGCAAAGGATTGGCATCAACATATTGCTTCCATGAAGACAACTGCACCTCAGCCCAATCAAGCTCTGTATTAATATATGTAGTCTTTTTCAGTGCCATAATATCAAATTAAGAGTCCTGAATTCTTTGCATACATTGTCACCAATGTTGGCTTAATTATTTTAATTATAATTTCCTGTATTTGCACATTAGCCAAAGCTATTGTCTCCTCATTAATCCCTTGTGTAGCAACCAAAGCTGCCAGCCTCTCCATAATCATAAAAGCATCCTGTGTAATTTCCTGAGCCATATTGAATTATATTAGTTTGTTTAATTCATCTTCAGACAATGTTTCTTTTGTAGAAACATAATAATCTTCCCTTACAATTATTCCTAATGTATCCTCCTTCTTGGAAGACTCTCCTGTAAAATCAATATACTCAGCTCCTTCTTCATAAAGCTGAGAAAGCAATTCAAGCAGGGGAAGAAGAGGAATCTTCTGTATCAATAGATTTTTCATATTCATTAATTGTATCTTCTTCTTCCATTGTAAGAACAGCTTTCCATTTACGCTTTTCACAATAACAAGAAAGACATTTTGTTAAAGCTACCAATGTACACCCACATACAGAACAATGCTCATCCATCCTCAATGAGGACATTCTGTTAACAGAATTAAATTCACAGGGAGTACAAATACTCATCCTGCTTTTATGTGTAGAAAGAATAGCTTCCTTTAATTCCTTTGAAGGAAGCAAATGATTCTTCCACCCCTCATATATCTTTCTTATGTTCATGTAAAAAGTTTTTTACTCTCTCCTCATCAATAAGTGTTTCCTTATACCTCACTTCTCCCATCTTCTGTTTCTGGAGATCATCAGACAACATCCATTTAGAATACAGATTTCTTTGATTTTCATATTTCTTCATTCTCATGTTAGCCCTTGTAGCATTGAAAAAGAACTTACCAAATCCAGACATCTCAATCGTATTACACGTTTTCATAGCATTGAGAATACTCTTAAACTGATGATCAATAACAGAAATAATAACCTTCTCTGGCAAAGCCAAATCAACCACAAGCTTCTTTGCAACCAAATGCTTAATAAGCATCCTGCTATTATTTTCCTTCATGTGTCAATTTTATTTGTAAAATCAACTCTTTAGAAAAATCCATAACAATAAGAGGAATAATTTTCACCTTCCCTTTCTCCTTAATAAAAATTCCCATCTTCTTAAGCTTGGAAATAATATTATTAATCGTAGCACTCGTTGTGTTATACTTCCTGCAAAACTCCTCTCTGACATTAGCATTGGAAATATTTCCCTTAACAGCTGTAAAGGCAACCAATTGTATTTCCCTATTGGTTAATTGCAAGCCATTAATCGCTGAGAGAATAGCATAATACTTCTCAGCCAATTCAAAATCATCTATAAGGACAGATCTAAAATTTTGATTCATATGTAGTTTATAAATTCCATTACAAATATAACATAAAAGATTATAATTGCTTTCATGAAAAAAAAATTTTTTTATATTTTGCAAACCCTCTGTGTGTATGGGAAGAGATACTACTACCAATTACAACCCCACCTTTGATCTACGTGGTTGGGGGTATTCCCCATTTGATGTAACACGGCACATAAATACAAAAAAACATGAAAGTTATTGAAGTAGTAGGTCGTGCAGTAATGGGCATCAAGAAAATTGGTGACAAACTGCCTTACAAACAATTCTTAGCAGACGGTGTGACTGAATCCAAAATGTGGAAACAGGATTACTATCGCTATCGCTACAACGGCATAGTATTCATTGTGAATGCTAATGATGAATTCACCGAGCAGTATGATAGCAAGCAACTCTACAGTGTCACGCTGATTCAGGACACTGATAATACATTGCAGTTTGATTTTGCAACAACCTTGCAACAGGAGATAGACTTCAAGCGTGGTGAGGTTACTCTTGAGTGCATCACGGTTGATAGCTTTAAGAGAGACTTCAGCAACGTTGCTGAGATAATTTAACCCTTCGGGGTTATTTTACATATAGAAGGGTGGGATGTGAATTCATTCGCATTGGGTGGGTTTATTTCATCCTTCTATATTTCTTCTTACACTATTATATATATAGTGTACATTTTCTCATTTATTGAGAATATACAATTTAATAGGAAATATACTCAATGTATTAATAGATAAGCTGTTAGTTGAATAAACTAATAGAATATTAACTATTGATATAATTTAGGTACGGGTATTTTTAAATTTAGATTGTGAATTGGGTTAATATTCCATTAGCTATAGTGATACTAATGTGATTTAAAATGATGGTATATTACCTTTCCATCAGTCTTTATGATGTCAAAATTGCTCAAAATCCATGTAGAATGAGAAATCTATGGCATTTGTAGCAATATTCTTTTCTTTATATATATTCTTTTTCTTTATATAGGGAAAGATTATATTTACCTCTTTAGGGGAATTGTTGAGTGCATAATAAAGAATTTCTTTATTAGGTCTTATATATTAGTGTATATAAGGTTTAGGTCTATTTTCATGTGAAAATACGATGCTCAAACTCAAGGTTAGAGAGTGACTCATGTGTGGAACTCTTACAATATTATGGGAACAAGATTTTACGAACACAAGGTAATTGGTAAAAATTCAGTCGTAATGACTGAGAATTTAAAGAGAGTAATTAGCTTCTTTGATAGGAGCTATATGAAAGTTAATTCTACTCTTTCATATTTGGATGCATTAGCATCTTTAACCTCTGAGTATTTTGAGGTAGATTTATCTGGAGATCTTAATATGACCTACAGGTCAACAGCTAAGGTTGTTCCTGAACAGGAGTATGTTGAAACTATTGTTGCTATTCTTAGCAAAGATGAACAATTGGGTTATATTGATGAGGAAGGAATATTATATCCTGAAGCAGAATTGTTTATATATACAGATTATCAAGTTGATGAAAACGGAGAGCCTATTTGGAACTCACAAGAAAAAATACCATATTATATGGTAGGAAATACTATTGTTAGCAAGTATTTCCCTTCAACAAGGGAATATGCTTGTTAATTTATTGCACCCAAGTCATGTGTTTAAACTGACTTAAACTCTTTGTTTTACATTTATATTCAAATTATTATGGAATTTAAGAATTACACACCACATATCATTAATATGAATGATGGTAGAATGTTTGAGCCTATAGGATTGGCTAGAGTATCAGCTACATTTTCTGAAGTGTCACAAGATATGTGCTTTCAAAGATTTGGTAGTATTGTTGGATTACCAGAACCAAAAGATGATATATATTTGATTATATCATCTGTGGTGTTAGCTGCTAATAATGCAGCATTTGGTAAAAGGCTTGATTTAGTAGCACCTGCTACAGGTCATCCTGATTGTATCAGAAATAATGGACAGGTTGTATCTGTTCCTTGTTTTGTTAGAAATTAATGTGTTTTATCCATTATAACAAGGATTATATAACACTATTATGATGACAATTTTATCTCTTGAGGATATATTGAACACTTGCTATTCAGAGCAAGATGGTCAATATTCATACACTCTTAGATTTAGTTCTATGGAGGAAAGATCTTTATGGTTGCTCTATTATGAGAACCTTTTAAGGGTTTATTGCACATTCAATTGTTTTACCACTCAATCAATTATTGTTATTCATTACAGAGATGAATTGATAATGAAAGAGTTTAAAGAATGGAACAATGAATAGATTATGCTATATTTCAATAATTTAATATTTAATTATATGAATTTAATTTATCAGATTGGAGAGAACTATTGGAAGTCTTAATCCTTGTTTTACTGGATATTACTCGCTGATTTCTTGATCATTTAATTGTATGTCGGATTTTTCACTAGTCTTAATCCTTGTTTTACTGGATATTACTCGCTGATAAATGTGATAAAAGGAGCTACCTTCAATGCTTCTATTGTCTTAATCCTTGTTTTACTGGATATTACTCGCTGATCTGCACTGCAAAAGCAGTACGCATTCGAAATTGCCTAGTCTTAATCCTTGTTTTACTGGATATTACTCGCTGATGAATTTAATTTATCAGATAGGAAAGAACTATTGGAATAGTGATTCTGATGGTTGGCAACATTGGGTTGATCAAAAGGTGATTAGCTATCATGCTACCCAAGAAGGTGCTCAAAAGCAGATTGAAGTTTTATTGGCTAAAGAACTAATAGATTCTCAAAATAGATTAGTACAACCTGATGCTGAATATATTAAGAGATGCGCTGATCAAGCTACAAGGAATTATCTTACCTTGGATGAAAATGGTGAAATTGATGAACCATTATACTATTGCAGAAGTATTGTTCTGTTAGATTGATTAATAAGGTGCTACAAAATGTTATACCAAAGCTGAACATTATTAAATAATGTCGTACTTATGGTGGATAAACAGCCTTATTTATTGACTTACTTGGAGGTAATAAGAGTTCGATTCTCTTTATAGTCACATTTATTTATTTAAAACTTAGACAATTATGAAAGCAATTATTAGACAAAAATTTGATGAT